GCACAAGTTCTATACACCTTAATCTAAGAACTGGTCGCCTAAGCCTCGATACGGTCAGTCCCACAGGATGGGGCGACGGGTTATGTAACTCCCCTTACCGAGTGGGAAAAGGCCTCGAGACCGTCATAATGGATCGAGAGGGACCACACTTGCAGAGACCATGGACTATATAATTCGGGACAAGTGATTAGAGTACGAGAGAGTTCCAGACGAGTTTGTTTTGTCTTTTCTTCTCGACCCGCGGGAGGCTGGAAACAGTCAGGGTAACTTGGAACTTACTTTACGCAACAGTCACTACCGAGCTTGAAGGTTTGGGATAGTACAACGCAACATCAGCGGTTGTCCTCCCAAAAAGGTCCCTTCTATAGTACGCACGGGGTTTGCCCACTGCGTGTGTGGTCATCGTAACAGGGATCCGTTACTGGCGCCAGTACTAAGTTACAAGACTGTAATCATTCACAACTGGGGAGATTATGACATTCGATTGCACACGATGTATGATCTCGATCCCGCAAGACGGGGCTACCTGCGACGACTGTATGGAGCTAAACGAGCTGTATGACGAGGATGATACGGACCCCCCATGCATCTTGGTGGACCTGGAGGAAGTACTAGCCCGGACCACGGAATTGCGCCGACATGTCTCGTGGACCCCGGAAGAGCTTGTATACCTGCGGCACATCCGAAGTACGTTGGACGATGTCGTGGATAACAGGCTCGAGAGAGACGTATGATCCTACTAGCTATCCTCCTATTTGGCGCGGGCATGGGCATTGGTACCACCCTGGGCACTTCCGTTCACCTGGACCGCCTGGAGCAGTGCTACGAGCGGCAATCTGTTACCCGTATGCCCAACGCTGGCCAGGGAGACGCCTGTATGGTAAGTGCTCCCGCCGGGTTTACCCCACAATCGACGGACCTGTAGCTGGACGTTCGCAGTACCCCAGGTGTCCCACGCAAATACTGTTGCCGCAAGTTGCCGGAGTCCCTGGCACTTATGCACATACTTAAGTAATACGCAGAATCTTCCGTAAAGAAAGAGTGGCAGGGATCGCCACCCGCGACAGGAGGTTGCAGTGCCAGAAGACAAGAAGCTGTTGTTTGGGCTTTTCAGCAAGTATGGGAAAAGAAGTCTCAAAGATTGCGTGGACTTCGATTACGTTGACAAGCTGTCCGACGACGACAAAGACTGGCTAAACAACTTTTCCCTCCAATACTACCACACCAACTTTTCCAATGAGTCCGCAATACCGCACACGGTCGCAGAGAAGCGAGTTGCCTACAAGCGCGACAACGCACGGCGGCGCGACATCTTCAATACCGGTCTGCGGGTTGGGTTGGGCAAAGCCCACGAAGACGCCTGCAACCGCCTACAAGAACACAACCTGCTCGATGGAGGCGACTTCTAATGCCAGCTAACTTTCTTTTCTGTCTTATTCGCGTTGTGGTCCTGCTGGTATCGGTGATTGTGGTCGCAGAGCTGTTGTACACCTGGGGGGTTGTCCTATGAGAGACAGAGTATCGGATACCGCGCTGTACATGGAAAAAGGCATCTCGGTGGTACGTCGTCAGATCCTGTGTTTTGGCGAAATAAACCAGCAGATGGCAGAGCGGGTCTGTGCGGGCCTGGATGCTTTGGCAGCAGAACCCCCCGGTGCAATCCGCATCGTTCTCAATTCGGAAGGCGGAGACGTCGGCGATGGGTTTGCAATATACGATGCGATAAAAGCATGCCCGCGCCGGATCCATATTGTGGGCACGGGTAGTGTGTGTTCGATGGCTGCCATCATCATGCAGGCAGCTTCGGTGAACTGTAGGGGCATCACCCCCAACACCGTCATGATGGCCCACCACGGCTCCATAAGCACAGACTCAGACTCCTGGAGTGCCTCGGCATGGATAGCCCATTCGGACAAAACTAAAACGATATTTAACAACATCCTGGCTGCCAGATCTGGCCGAGCCCCTGCGTTCTGGAATCGGAAGCTACGTACCGACTTGGTACTCACAGCCGACGAGGCACTGGCCCTGGGTCTTGTGGACTACATAGCGGAGTAAGTGTGAACACAAAAGACCAAATAAGACATGCGGCCAAATTCTATCTGCGGTTCTGGGCTGTTGACGATAGGGGAGTTCCGTTTGTGACGGGATCCGCGCCCGAGCCCCTGCGTAATTTGGCCAGGTTAAGCCCGGAAGCGTTTTGGCCAGCCGCACTACACGCCGCGCTAATCATAATCGCAGACAACGCCAGCCCCATCGTGCCAACCCGCGAAGTCCTGTTGGATTGGGCCGCGACCACCGAGAACTTTGTTGAGATAGCCGACGAAATATTCAAGTCCAAAAAGCCGCCCATGTCGACCATGGAACTTCTGGAACGCTCCTACCGACACCATGTTGGGGAGCAATTCGGAAAAGTTTACCAGCAACTTCAAATCAATGTCTCTTAAATTACCATACTAAATAGAGAGGATATTTTATGACCGCACCCCTACCAGAAATCAACCAGTTACAGGAAACCATTCGTATCTACCGGAACGTTCGGAGCCTTTTGAGCGCCGGATTGTTTTCGGGCGAAGTTGCTGTTCACGTAGCCGAGTCCGCACATTTCATCGGCGCAGTGCTCGCCACCATGGAGGCCAGCGCCCTTCCCGAGGAACCAAAATCAGATGTCGAAAAATGAAGAGAAGATTCCCGAAGTTAGCGAGCTTGCCATCGGACTGAGAAGAACGCAGTTGGGTTGGGTTGTTACGGAATTCACGATCGTAAACGGCAAGGTCACAGAGCGCAAGTCCACAGAACCAGACATGCGAGCAATTGCGTTGGAATCCCTTCGCCGCAAAATGTCCATCTTCTGGGTTTAGGAGTTATCTACATGGAGTTATACACCGACAAGGCTTTGCGCGCTCTGCGCTTTTTGCGAATTATCGACGTCAACAATGACCTGAGTATCACGCAGTTATCCGTCCTGTTTACGTTGGGATACATACTGACCCGCGAGCACGTGCAGCTTCAGGATCTGGCTGTGTTTGTGAGCTCGGTTATTGGGTACCAAATCAGACGCATAGGCACAGGCAAGCCGGTCAATTCCGCCGACGAGGCAGTCAGCCTACAGGAAGCACTGGGCAAACTCGAAACAAAGGTGACAGCTCTGCAAATGCGCGACACACTGCGCCCCGGCTCGAGAAACAACTCCTAACATGCATGAGAAAATACACGAGATCCTGTTGCGCGAAGCAACCCGCTTAAACGAGCAGTCCAAAACGCAGCAACTATCGACCGTCGAACTGGCCTACCTAGACAAGCTAATCAAGCTTTACAAATCCTTCATTGGCGAGACTTCAGCAGCCCCCGAAGAACTCCCACTAGAAGACTTATTAGAAGACATCAAGAATGACCCAAGTCCAAAAGAAGCCCGTAGGAAGACCGCAAAAAAGTAAGTGGTCCAACGAGCAGAAGCAAGAAGAGCTGTGGCGACGCGGCATTCTTGCGCCATGGAAGCTTTATGAGACGCAACAGAAAATGGTTGCGGCTATTCGGGCGTCCCCGAAGAAAAAGTTTGTAATCAATGCCAGCCGCCGATTGGGCAAGTCTTACGCGTTGTGTGTGTTGGCGCTTGAGCAAGCACTCCAGAATCCTCACCAGCAGATCAAGTTTGCCGCACCCAGCCAGAAGATGGCTCGTAAGATTATCATGCCCTTGATGCGCCAGATATTGGAGAACGCGCCGCAGCACCTCAAACCAAAGTTCACCTCTTTCGACGGTGTGTTCGAGTTTGCCAATGGCAGCGAAATTCACATTGCAGGAACCGAGCTAGCCCAGATTGACAACCTTAGGGGACAGTCTTGCGACCTAGGATTGATTGACGAGGCTGGCTTCTGTTCGGATCTGGAATACGTCATTGAGTCGGTTCTTATGCCGCAAACGTTGACGCGCCCCGGATCAAAAATCATTCTGGCATCTACGCCGCCCGTTACCCCGGATCATCCATTCGTTAGTCGGTACATGGCCAATGCAATCGCGGACAACGCGTATGCCAAGTACACCATTTACGACAACAACCTTCTGACCCCCGAGCAAATCGCCGAGTACATGGAAGAAGCAGGCGGCGAAGACTCCACAACGTGGCAACGCGAGTATCTGGCCAATCCAGTAACAGACCGCAACTTTGCTTTGTTTCCAGAAGCGACCGAAGAGAAGATACAAAAAATAGTGCTCGACATATCGCGCCCATCGCATTGGAAACCCCTTACGGTTCTCGATCTTGGTTACGTGGATTTTACGGGCATCTTGTGTGGCTACTGGCATTTTCCTGCCGGCAAGCTCGTCATTGAAGACGAAGTTTTAATAAACAAATCTACAAGCTCCGAAATCATTGCGGCGGCTCTACAGAAAGAACGTTATCTGTGGGGCGACCAGCAGCCAGGATCCAGGATCGTGGACGGCAACGCGCTGGCAATTGCAGACATGAACGAGCTCCACCAGTTTCGGTGTCACGCCCCCGACAAGAGCGATCTGACTGCCAACGTTAACCGCGTGCGTATGGACATTGCCAACGAGACAATCGTCATACATCCACGATGCAAGCAGCTAATTAGTCAGCTTCAGTTTGCTACGTGGGACAAGTCGCGGTCCAAGTTTTCGCGAAGTGCCAGCGGTGGCCATTGGGACTTAATTGCGGCCCTTATCTACTTTAGTAAGCACCTAGACCGTATTTCTAATCCAATCCCAGCATCCCACGGGTGGAATCAATACACGGACTGGGGGTTCCCGCGCCAACACAAGAACACCACTAACGAACACATTCAAAACATGTTTCCAGTCCTCCGACGACTCAAAACAGGAAGGATCTCTTAGCAATGCATAAAGAATACTTTGCCACCCTGAAAGGGGAAGAACTCGCCGCAGCACTGTACGAAAAGGTGCAGAATTATCACGACGAGATTGAAAACAATGGGCGAGCCAGCTTGTGGCGTAAAACCTACCGGGCCTACTACGCACTGAACGAGTGGAACGTGCACGAGGCGTCGGGAATCCAGCGCGGCGGCGAACAAGGCGAGCTATCTATGCTCAAGGCCAATCACTTCCGAAACCTGCTAACACATTTACTGGTCATGATTACGCAGCAACGTCCGTCGTTTGACTGCCGATCAATCAACACGGACTACCGATCCCAAGTTCAAACAATCCTCGGGGCTGGCATTCTTGAATTCTACATGCGCGAACAACGTCTAGAAGAGCATTTTAAGCAAGCTGCCGAACTCTGCCTGTTATATGCCGAATCCTACATGTCGGTCGAATGGGACAAAGAGCGCGGTGAGGCTGCAGCCCAGGACGACGACGGCTCCGAAATCAGAACCGGGGACATTGTGGCCCGCGTGTTTGAGCCCTTCAACGTGGTACGAAGCAGTAGGTCTGACACTGACACCAAGCAAGACTGGTACATCCTACGCCGCACAGAAGACCGCTACGACTTGGCAGCTCGTTACCCAAAACACAAAGACGAGATATTTTCCTCTAGCGCCACATACGACTCCATGCACCAAGCCATTCAGTACATGACGACGCAATTGGACGTTACAGATGACGACAGCGTGCCAGTTTATACGTTCTACCATGCGAAAACGCCAGCATGCCCCAAGGGACGCTACGCCATGTTCGTAAACAACGTGTTGCTCGAGTCCTCGGACCTGCAATACGCAGAACTGCCTGTATACCGTATGTGTGCACACCCACAGTATGGGACATCGTTTGGCTATACGGTTGCCTTCGACTTGTTGTGCGTACAGGAAGCTGCCGATCTTCTTTATTCGACCATACTTAGCAACCAAGCCACGTTTGGCGTGCAGAACATTTGGGTAAAGCCAGGAACCAACCTCAGCCCGTTGCAGATGGCAGGCGGCCTAAACGTATTCGAATCTTCTGAGAAACCAGAACCAATCAACTTGACAAACACCCCACCCGAAATCTTTAACTTCCTCAAAGGCATTGAGCAGTTGGGAGAAGTATTGTCGGGCGTCAACTCGGTAGCCAGAGGCCAGCCAGAAGCCTCGCTGAAATCGGGAACAGCCCTAGCTCTAGTTGCCAGCCAAGCCGTACAGTTTAGCAACGGTATCCAGGGCGCATACACTCGTCTTATGGAAGATACCGGCACCGGAATTCTACGCACGCTTAGACGCAAAGCAACCCTGCCACGTACAGCCGTCATTGCGGGCAAGGACAACCAAAGCTATATGCGCGAATTTGTTGGGGACGACATCGATACCCTTAACCGCGTTGTAGTCGATATGGGCAACCCAGTAAGCCGCACGATAAGTGGACGTATGCAGCTTGCGGAAAACTTGCTGCAACAAGGATTGGTTAAGCGCCCCGAACAATACTTCGAAGTTATGGCTACGGGCCGCCTCAAACCATTGATCGAAGACGAGCAAACAGAGTTCTTGTTAGTGCGGGCAGAAAACGAAGCATTGCGCGAAGGTCGCCAAGTTATCTCTCTCGCAGTTGATCAGCACTTACAGCATATCCAGGGACACAGGCAAATTCTGGCAGACCCAGACACCAGGTCGCAGCCGGAACTTGTGGAAGCAACACTGGCCCACATATCGGAGCACATCCAGCACCTACGTTCGGTAGACCCCGACTTGCTTAACGCGCTAGGCCAGGCCCCTCTAGGAACCATGCCACCCGAAGCAGGAGCCTCGCAAATCCCAGGAGGGGCACCACCCCCACAAAGCACTCAAGGCCCAGGAGGACCGCCCCAGGAGGCTCCACAGCAGGCAATGGAGGCACCACCCAACAGCCCACCAGAGATAGCCGAAAACATGCCCAATATCCCACAAGTCCCACAAACCTAATCGATCTAGTTGTTAGAAAAAACCACATACGTTTCACACAGGAGTAGCAAATGTCTGACGGAATAGCGACTGCACCAGCAGCACCAGAAGTATCAGTATCAGAGGCAACAGAAACACAAACCCCGGAAAACAAGGACCTAAGTGCGGTAGGCAAGTCCTCCATTCCAAAAGCGCCAGCCAGCGAGCCCAAAGAACCTTCTGCCAGCGCCCCAAAACCACGTAGCGAATCCGAGTCAGGTGATAGCGACTCCGAGAAACGCGTCGATGCAGCAGCCGAAACGGCAACCGAAAAGAAGGTAGAAGAGGAAATTAAGAAAGAGATCCGCAAGCTCAAGTTGAAGGTCAATGGCCAGGAGCGCGAATACTCAGAAGAAGAAGTTATCCGCAAAGCACAGATGGCCGAGTCAGCCGACGAAAGATTCAAGCAAGCGTCCGAGAAACACCGTATTGCAGAGCAATTCCTTCAGGCGCTCAAGACCAACCCGCTAGCCGTATTAACACACCCCGATTTGGGCATCGATTTCCGCGATATAGCGACTCAGTACCTGGGCGAAGAATACCGCAAAGAAACGATGGCACCAGAAGATCTGGAACGCGAACAGATGCGCCACGAACTGGAAACATATAGATCCAGGGATAAAGAAGCAGCAGATCAGCAGCAACAGCAGCAGCAGACTCAGCGCCAGGAACAACTGCGAGGCCAGTATCAGCAGGATTATGACACCAAGATTACCCAGGCCCTCAATGAAGTAAACCTGCCCAAAAACCCGTACTCCATCAAGAAGGTAGCGCAGCTAATGGCCAACGCACTGGATTATGGCTACGATCTCGACGCAAAAACAGCCGCCGAAATGGTCTATGAGCAGCACCTCAGCGACATGACACAGATGTTTGGAGCCCTGGACGGAGACAGCCTCCTTCGCATGGTGGGACCAGATTTGGCCAAGAAGATTCGCAAGCACGACCTGGCCCAAATTAAATCCAAATTAGCCTCCAGCGAACCCTCTACTCCAGCGGCACAAGTGGACCAAAGTTTCACGGCTCCTCGCAAAAGTAGCGGTAATACCAAGGAATATTTGAGCCCGGACGACTGGCGCGAAATGCTGAGAAAAAAGGCAGGAATCTAATACAAATTATTTTGCACATCCGCAAAAAACTTTAGCCAAATTCTACCATATATAAGTAGAGGCCCTTTTGGCGGATGTGTACCCATTCTTGGATCGATCCCACCTGTAAAAGCCCTACCAGTGCCCCGGCCCACCAAAGAGGCGGCCTCAAGCAAGTTCCAGCAGTCTTCACATCACAAAAATCTCACCTCAAGGATGGTACACACCCATGGCTCAGACCAACGCAGCTTCAACCGTAAACGCATGGTTGAAAGAAATTTATGCAGACAACATTCAGTCACTCATTCCAGAAGGCGTCCGTCTTCTAAAAGCAATCCCTTTCGCTTCTGGCGACAAGGAAACAGGCGACAAGTACATTCAGCCTGTTGCACTAACTCACGAATTTGGTTTCTCAGTCGGCTCTGGCGCTTTCGCTCTTCGTGACAGTATCGCAGCTGTTTACGCCGAAGCCCAAGTCCAAGGCAAAAACCTACTTCTCCGCACATCGGTTTCTTACGATGCAATGTCGAGCGCAAGTAACAACAAAAAAGCTTTCATGAAATGGTCCGAGCAAATCGTCGGCAACATGACTAGCTCTTTCACTAAGCGTCTTGAAATCCTTCACTTCTACGGTTCTTCTTCACTTGCCGAAGTTGCTTCTGTCTCTAGCGAAACTCTTACGCTCACTACCGCTTCTTTTGCTTCTGGCATTTGGGCCGGCGCTGAAGGGGTTGCAATTCAGGCATACGACGCAATTTCTGGTGGAGCTCGCCAAGACACAATTTCCGCAGGATTCATGACTGTAGCATCTGTCGACTTGGTTGCTCGTACAGTAACTGTTAACAATGCTACTGGCGTTGCTGCTGGAGACTTCTTGTTTTTCCACGGCTTCTATGCCAATGAGCTCTCGGGCTTGGACAAGCATGCAACTAACACTGGCGTACTGCACGGAATTAACGCGTCTAGTTATGCCCTATGGAAAGGCAATACCTACGCTTCTGGCGGAGCCCTAACTATGGGTAAAGTTCAAGCTGCCGTAGCTCTTGCAGTTGCAAAAGGTTTGGACGAGAAAGTAACTGTCTTTGTTTCGCCTGCTAGCTGGGCCAACCTAAACACGGACCTTTCTGCACTCCGCGAATTTGACAAGTCTTACAGCAAAGCCAAAGGTACTAGCGGCTTCGAGTCGATCAGCTACCACGGCGTAAACGGCGAAATCGAAATCGTTTGCAGCATCTACGTTAAAGAAGGCGAGGCTTTCTGCGCTCCATTAAAGCGTCTGAAAAGAATCGGTTCTACTGACGTAACAATGAGACTCCCCGGAATGAGCGACGAGCAGTTAATGCTTCAGCTTCCTTCGAATGCCGGATACGAAATGCGTCTCTTCTATGATGGAAACTTGTTCTGCGAGCGTCCAGCATGGTTAGTTAAAATCTCTGGTATCGTAAACAGTTAATTTTGGTGGGGGGTTTAATGGCCCCCCCCTTTTCCTTTTCAGGAGTTACTATGCCTAGCATTGTTATTGTTGCCTCTGGTTCCACTAGTTTTGTCGATCGTATTTTGCAAGACTCCACAGCAGACCGCGAAGCCTGCCTGGCGCTTTCTCAATATTTCCGCGATCTGGCTTCTGGTAACAGACACGCTTCTTTTGACTTTTATACTTCTGCCGCAGCCCCGGTAAAAGCATCGCAGACCATTACTTTGGAAACAGTTGCAGCAGACGACACTGTTATAGTTGCTGGAGTTACCCTAACAGCCAAAGCTTCTCCCACAGGAGTGGCGCAATTTAGCCAAGCCGGAACAGATACCGCCGATGCCGCTTCATTGGCTGCTGTAATTAACGCAAACCCCACTTTACGTACATTAGTGTCGGCCACTTCTGCCGCTGCCGTAGTTACCGTAACAGCACTCCAAGCGGGTCCAGTCGGAAACTTCATAACGCTGTCTAAGACAGGCGACCCAATCACGCTTGGCGGGGCAGTTTTAGCGAGCGGAGCGGGCGCAGTTACCGGCACACCGATCGCTTTCTCTCGCGTATAACAACGTGGGCTAATAGGAACAGGGACATAAAGGTCTAACTTCCTATTAGCCCAAATGGGAGACCTTAAATGGCTACTGCAATAACCTTCAATGGTTCAAGTTATAACGTTCCCTCGGTCGGCGGCGACTTGTGGGGAGCTAGTTTATCCAACTACCTAATCGCAGTATCCTCAGGATGTTTGCAGAAGAGCGGCGGAGACTTTGTTCTTACAGCTGAAGTGGACTTTGGGGCGACGCACGGTCTCCGCTCTGCCTACTTTCGATCAAGAACCTCCGCCCCATCTTCTGCGGGCATTGTCCGACTTGCCCAAGCGGATACAATAGGGTGGCGCAACAATGCTGATAATGACAATCTTGCGCTGGCCGTCAGTACCGATGTACTGCAATTTAATGCTGTTCCTATTGTTACAACCACGGCGACGCAAGTCCTCACCAACAAGACTCTGACAGCACCCCACATAAATGACACCTCCGCAGACCACAAATACATCGTTGCTGTTAGCGAATTAGTAGCCGATCGAACGGTAACACTACCCTTGCTAGCAGCCGACGATGCTTTTACTTTTGCTGCCCACGCGCAAACACTCACCAATAAAACCATTAGCGGTGCAGACAACACCATTACGAATATTCCACTGACTACCGGAGTAACGGGAGTACTGCCCATTGCCAACGGCGGAACTAACGCGGACTCGGCAGGAGCAGCACGCACCGCACTCGGAGTGGCCATAGGAACAGACGTTCAAGCACATGATGCCGATTTGGCCGCACTGGCAGCTCTCGACGCAGCAGCCGGGATTCTCACGAAGACCGCAGCCAACACTTACGCTAGGCGTACTATCGCCGCAGGCAGCGCCAAAGTAGCAATAACCAACGGAAGCGGCGAATCAGGCAATCCTACCCTAGACGTTGCAGAAGACGAACTAAGTTTGGCCAATCTAGGCGGAAGTTTGGCACTGACCTCCCAAGTTACCGGAGCCCTACCAATCGCAAACGGCGGATCGGGTCAAACAACAGCCAACGCAGCGCTCAACGCTTTACTACCAACACAAGCATCAAACGCTGGCAGAATCTTATCCACAGACGGTACTAACACAGCTTGGGCTGCGGCTTTGTCGTCGACACTGACGGACGCGCATTTTTTCATTGGTAACGGCTCGAATGTTGCGACAGCACGCCAGATATCAGGCGATCTAACAGTGAACAATACCGGCGTGGCTGCGATCTCTTCTGGCGTGATCGTCAACGCGGATGTGAGCGCATCGGCTGCAATCGCGTACTCGAAGCTCGCTCTGTCTGGGAGCATTTTAAATGCGGATGTGAACGACAGCGCTGCGATTGCAGACTCCAAGCTCGCAACCATCTCGACCGCAGGAAAGGTATCGGGAGGCGCTATAACCTCCGGCACTATCGCCGGGTCAACTGCAATCAATACATCAGGAACCATAACATCAACAGGCGATTCTTTCCGAGTAACCAGGCCGACAAGCAACTATGCGGGTCTGGTCGGTACTTCGGGCGATAGCAACTCAGCGCTGTACTACTTAGATTTTGATGGCGGAAAAACCACAATCATAGCCTCTAACAACGGAGGGAATGCCGAGATCAACTTTGGTTTCGGAACCATCTCTAATGGGACAGCATCAAACCAAGTTCTTTCCTTACAGAGACAAGGGTCTGTGTTAGCGAATAGACTGGTAGCCGGTCCCGATACCGGACTAACCGATGGCCACGTTATCCAAAATAGCAATACAGCAGACACGGTTTTGCGCGTAGCGTCTCGCGCCTCTGGAGATATTTCACGTCCGGCATTGATTTTACAAAAAACAGCAAATGACTCGTCGTCTAGTAACAAGTTCTTATGGTTTCTGTCTAACAATGGGAGCCTTAACAACGGCGCAATTGTCGGAAATGGTGCGGATGCAGCCGCGTTTTCAAGTATCTCGGACCGTAGGCGCAAAACAAATATTGTTTCCCTGTCAGGCATGCTGGAAAAGATCACATCGCTTCGGCCATGCAGCTTTGATTTTATCGCGGGCGGGAGCAATTCAGGATTTATCGCGCAGGAAATGCAGGAAGTTTTTCCCGACAGCGTAGCTGTTGGCGACGACGACGACAGAACCCTTTCCATCGTTGGCTGGGACAAGACAGCCGCAAGACTAGTGGCTGCGATTCAAGAACTATCCACAAAAAACGACGAACTCACTGCTCGCATCGAAGCGCTCGAAGCTCGTTAGTTAGTCGTTACGAACTCATAGAGGAGAAGACACCCCGTGAAAAAAACAGATCACAAGATGGACGTTCTAAAAGACATCTACGACATGGCGATCAAGAAGATGATGCAAAAGAAAAAAGATGAGGCAAAAGGCGCTGGCAAAGAAGATGACGATGACGACGAAGACGAAGACGATCTTGCAGCAAGACAAGGCGTGATGACTATCACCATAGGACGATAAGATGTCTTACACGACGGCAGATCTACTGGTTGAGATCAAACAGCGAGGTGCCGTAACGACATCTCAAAACACTTACGAAGACTCCGATATCCTGCGTCTTGCTACCAACGAGTTGTACTCGTATGTCGTCCCCATGATGATCTCGGCCAGGGAAGAGTACTTTGTTTTAGAAAAGAACTACGACATCAACTCGTCGACCGGCTACGTCGTGCTACCAGACAGGGCGATGGGCGGTGCTGCACGCGACGTCCTGTTTTCTCGGAGCGGTAGCAGTAAAGACGAAGTATCGGTGCCTCTTCTAAGCCCTGAAAGGCGAGGATCTCGGTCTGGGTTTTTTTGTTATTTTAAATGGAATCAACTTATCTTGGTTGGCAACGTCCCAGGCGGCGTACTGAAAGTACCCTACTGCTGTCGTCCGGGCGAGTTGATCCAACAGACGGCTGCTGGTCGTATCACAACGATCGACCGGGACACGGGCGAGCTGGGTCTTTCGTCTCTACCGGCCACGTTCACAGGCTCGGTTCCCTACGATTTTATTTCGTCCCAAGGGATCTTCCCCTATCTTGCTACCGATCAATCGGCACAAAGCGTCGGAGCCGGCTCGGTGACGTTCTCTAGTCTGCCGGTTGATCTTGGTATCGGCGACTACGTGAGTCTTGCCAAGTACTCGCCGATTCCGCAGATACCCCGTGAGCTTCAGCCTCTACTGGCTCAGAGGACCGTCTTTAAAATGCTTGAAAGTCAGGGCGATTTTGAAGCTATGGCTCGATGCGAGAAAGATCTCGACGCTTTGAAAAAAGATGCGCTCTTGATGATCCAGCCAAGACTTTACGGCGAAGCGAAAAAGATCGTAGCCAGTCTTGGCGGCAACAAATTGTGGGGATACAACTAGATGTCGCAAACCTTGAATCTAAAAATCAAGGGACGATACACTTTGCCAAACGATCTGAGCGAAGTTCCCGAGGGAGCGCTTGCGGTCGCCAAGAACATTAATATCGACGGGGATTCTATCGCTACGCCAAGGCGTGGGTTTGACCGGATGAGCTATGCGCTCGGTGATGCGGACGACCGGATCAAGAGCATCCTCGAATACCGAAACACGCTTCTTGTCCAGTACAACGCGGCGTCTCTTGCACGAGATACCGGCTCGGCGTGGTCGGACTACACGGGGGCTTACGCTCCGCCTGATGTGACAACCCCTGTTCGTGGTGTCCAGGCAAGCGAGAACCTTTATTTTACGACGTCGTCCGGTGTTTGGCGGCTCGATGTACCTACGGGCGAACCTGTTCGGGCTGGCATTCCAAAAGGCTTGACGATCGAGCCGTCTCTCACGGGATCGTCTGGGTTTCTTGCCAACTCGGGCAACAGTACCGTCGCCTACCGTGCTGTTTGGGGTTTCAAGGACGCCAACAACAACCTGTTCCTTGGCTCACCATCCGAGCGGGTCGTCATCACAAACGGCGCTGGGGGATCTAGAAACGTATCGATCAGTTTGTCTATTCCGGAGGGAATAACGACCGATCATTTCGTGCAGATCTACCGCTCCGCTGCCGCTTCGGCTGTACCATCGGAAGAGCTGTTCTTGTCTCTAGAGGTTTTTCCGTCGCCGTCACAGATAACGGCAAAATCGATGAGCGTCACAGACAACAGAGACGAGTCTTTGCTCGGCGCAACCTTGTACACGTCTCCCTCGCAAGAGACGATCACGCAGGCCAACGAAGTTCCGCCTCTGTGCAAGGACATCGCTGTCTTCAAGGGTCATCTGTTTTTTCTCAACACACGCTCAAAGCACCGGCTTTTTCTTACGATCCTAGCAGCCGACGGCGGCGATTCGCCTGGTACGGCGCTGCAACTAGACGATGTCATCACGATTGGTAGCGTAGCGTATACGGGCAAGGCATCGACGACGGTTGCAAGTAACCAGTTTGCTGTGGCGACGGGTGGTACGGCATCGGAAAACATTAGAAACACCTCGCTAGCTTTGATCAAGGTGATCAATCAGAGCGCTTCCAATACAGGCGCTAACGCCATCTATGCTTACTATGTTTCGGGATTGGATTCGACGCCTGGTCAGATCTTGCTTGAGTCTCGCACGGTAGACGGAGCGCAGTATGCCGCTACCTACACGCCGAACTCTCACGCTGGCAATCCGTTTCAGCCTCAGCTTCCAAGCTCTGGCACGGCGGTAAGCTCGGTTAACGATGCTTTTAAGAACGCGCTTGTTTTTTCAAAGTTTCAACAACCGGAGTCTGTTCCTCTAACCAATATCGTTCGTGTCGGCTCGGCTGATGCCGAAGGACGAAGGATCATCGCGCTTAGAGATTCTCTGTTCATTCTAAAAGACGACGGCGTCTACCGGCTTACCGGCGAGAACGCATCGAACTTCCGAGTAGAGCTGTTCGATGATACGGCTAGGATCAGAGCGCCAAGAACGGCTGCAACACTCAACAATGCGCTGTTTTTTCTCTCGGACCAGGGTGTAGTTCAAGCGACGGAGACGGGCATCTCGGTCATCTCGCGTCCTATTGAAACAGACATCTTAGAGTTGTACGGCGAGGTGGGTCTTGCCAATATCTCGACCTATAGTTTTGCGGTTGGTTACGAGACGGAAAGAAAATACATACTCGGCGTTCCGACTAGCTCAGACGATACGAATGCCACGTTCTTTCACGTCTACAACACGTTCACAAACGCTTGGACAACCTGGGAGGATCTATCGGCAGAAACGGCGCGGGTTTTCTCGCAGGATGATCTTCTCTATCTCGCTCCGAGTACGGCAAACTATCTTCTCGAAGAGAGAAAAACGTATTCTGGGTTTGACTTTGCGGACTACCGTGTCGGCACAACGATATCAGACGTAACCGGGCTGGTGGTTACGCTTAGCAATACGTCTCAGATGGTCCCAGGCGATGTGATCTGGCAGTCCGATACGGCGTTTTCTGTGGTGGATTCGGTCGACACCGACGCGGGTTCTGTGCGCGTGAATTTCAACGGCGATCTTAGCGTGGCTGCAGCGACCGTTTACAAGGCGATCGACACCGAGATTGAATGGCTTCCGATCACGGGTGGAAACCCAGGGTTGATCAAACAGTTCCGCGAGATTTCGTTTATCTTCAAAGAATCATTTTTGATCCGTGCTCTAGCCCGGTTCTCGACCGATGCGTCGGCTTCGAAGGAAGCTTTGACGTTGGTCGGCGGAGGGTTTGGCAACTGGGGTTTCTTTTCTTGGGGATCGCTGCCTTGGGGTGGCGAGGCGGGACGTGTTCCCATTAGGACGTGGGTGCCACGAGCTAAGCAGCGGTGTACGCAGCTGAGCTTAAGCTTTTCCCATGCCGTAGCGTTTTCTAGTTTCAAGTTAGCTGGGATGTCGGCTTTTTACCGCGCTATCTCAGAAAGGTTTTCTAGGTAATGGCTTTACTTCCTCCCATCACAGCGATCAAGAAAGAGGATTTTCCGGGCGAGAGTTGGGCTGAAAAACTTTTGTGGCCGCTCAACCGTTTCATGACATCGGTCTATTCGGCTCTCAATAGAAACCTAACGTTTTCGGAAAACATCAGAGGGCAGATTAGAGAGCTGAGCTTGATCTACCGGTCGGCGGAGCTCCCCATCTCGTTTTCTTGGTCTCTTGGCAGTAGGCCGACGGATCTGTGGGTCAGCTCGGTGGTTAGAGGGCCGGGAGCTGCAGCACCGACCGGAGCCGTCTGGGCGGAATGGGATTTTGATGGTAGCACCGTTCGTATCCAACAACTGTTTGGCCTTACGGACGGGGATCAATACACGGTTCGTTTTATGATTGCGAGTAACTAAATGGCGTATCTACCTCCATCGGAAAAAGACAAAGAAGAAGAAGAAGCGGCGGCTGCGGCGGCAGGGCAAGGTCAAGGTCAGGGCCAGACGTCCGAAAACGTTTTGTCGACATCTTCCGGTAGCCTTGGGAGTTCGGGCCAAGCGGCTGTGGCTGGTGGCCAGCCTGGGCAGTCGGTGGCTTCGTCCCCGCAGTCATCGACATCCCGAGGCACCGGATTTGTCAACCTAGACCGCTACCTTGATGCCAACAGAAGCAACATCGGAGCGACGGGCCAGGCCATCCGAGGATCGCTTAGTTCTACGGCTGACGGCGCAAAACAGACAGCCGGTCAGGTGGTGGAAGATTTTCGCACGCAAAAGAACCAAAACGCATTCAGCGCGGAAACGGCTGACAAGAAGATCGAGCAGATCCAGTCTGGCCGTGCAACCGAGGTCGACAGGGATGGTCTTAGCAGGCTGACAAACTACACCTACCAGGGACCGAAAAATCTTACCGACGTTCAAGGTTTTCAGGACGCACAGGCGGGCCTAGACCGGGCCAACCAGAAGATCACGCAGACCGGCGTGCCTGGACAAACCAAGCAGCTTTTGCGGGATGTCACGGCAGATCCTCGGTACTCGGCTGGCGAGGCATCGCTTGATACGGCTCTTCTTGGCGCAGATGATTCGGCTCAACAGATTTTCTCGGACCTAAGAAACCAGTACGCCGGGATAGACCAGACGCTGACCAGACAAGATCCGGCGCTAGCACAACAGGCGGCTGAGCAACAGAGACAGGCGGCAGCTTATAACGCCAAACTTCAGGAGGCGATGCAGGGACGTCTTGCCTCGATGCGTTCTGAGCTAGACCAAAGAACCCAGGCCGAGAACCAGAGAAGACAGGCTGAGTTTGCGGCTGCACAGAACAGACAAACTGGGCTGACACAGAACCCCGAATGGAGATCACTGCTACAGGGTGGTGGGGTTCAAGACGATCTAATTAGCGAGCTTTTGCAGAGTTCAACTGGGTTTCGCGGTAACGTTGATGGAATAGAACGCGCGTTGCAATCTGCCGGTGGTCTTCAATACACTGGCGACATGGGGATCGGAGACTTTGCAACACCTCAGCAGTTGGCCGAGTATCAAGCTCTGGCCGACATGTCTGGCAACCAACCAGGATGGATGAGCGCAGCGACAGGACGCTCGCAAAGTCCTTATACGATCGATCAGGATGCTTTCACGCAGGCTTACCAAGCGCTTGTGCAACAAGAATCGGATCGCAATGCAGCTTTTAGAGCCGAACAAGAACGTCTAAGACAACAGATGATTGCTCAACAACCCGGAGCGGCACCAGCCAGTGTGGGCGAGGCGTTGGAGAGACCTTACACGCCGCCAACAGAAGAAGAGAAAAGGCGAGAGGCACTAGCTAGACAAGAACAAGAACGCCGGGGACGGTCAATAGATCCTGGCGGTCGTTTGGATGGAAATATATTCTTTTGAAAAACGGTAGAGTGAAACGAAAGAAAGGACTAGCACGATGTCAGCAGCCATAGCAGGAGCGACCATAGCGGCACCGATCATCGGGGGCATAATTGGCAACCAACAAGCCAGAGCCGACCAGGAGGCTGCAAGGCGGTTGCAAGAGCAGGCGATGGCTAGGCTTGATGGTCTCGTGTTGCCGGAGTACGAACAGCTGGGGACGCTCCCATTCGAAAACTACGACAACATCTCGGATTTTCTTTCGGCAAAAGATTCCGCCGTATCGTTAGATCCTTCTCAGATGGCTGGCATCTCGTTAGATCCAGCGACCAGGCAAGCGCAGATGTCGGCTCTATCCGAGCTAGCCGAGTTGTCTCAAGGCGGGATGAGAGCACAAGACGAGGTGGCGCTTTCTGCGGTCCAAGATTCGGTAGGTCAAAGACAACGCGGTGCGCGGGATGCGATAACACAAAACATGCAACAACGAGGAATGTCTGGATCCGGACTCGAGCTGATGGCTCAGATGTCGAACCAACAAGCTGGTGCTAGCGAGGCGAACAGGGCTGGGATGGAGCGGGCTGCTATGGCACAACAAGCTGCCTTGCAAGCTTTGGCTGACCGGGCGAATTTAGCTGGTAACATGCGCTCGCAAGATTTTGGTCAACAGACCGACGTGGCCAGAGCTCAAGACGCCATCTCGCAATGGAACGCAGCTAACCGCCAGAACGTCGGGACGGCCAACACAAACCGGATGAACGACGACCAGATGCGCAACCAAGCCTTGCGCCAACAACAGATCGACAAGAGAAACACGAACATGACGGCTAACCAGTGGGATAGAACCCAGGCCAACAACGATGTCCGCAATATGTCGTTTGGCAACGCATTTTCCAAGGCGTCGGGTCAGGCTAACGCTTATCAGGACATGGCGTCTGGTCGCATGGCTGATGCTCAGAACACGCGCAACATGTATCAGAACGTCGGATCGGGTGTCGGTCAAGGCGCGGCTGCGTATGGCAACTACGACGAGGGCGAGAAAGACCGAGACCTGAACAGAGAGATTGCTAACAAACGTTGGGGAGGCTAATGCATGGCCACGCAGGTAGATAAAGATGAGCTCTATGCGGAGTTATTAAAGCGCCATACAGAAAGAGACGGACTAGACCGAGACCTAGCGTTTAGGGCTATCGACTCGCAGGGTGCGGCCAACAAACAAACGCTTTACTCGCAGCTCGGCAAAGCAGCCGAGAAGATCGGCTCTGGTTTTTCGCAAACAAGACCGGACACCGCAGCCTATGATCAGATGATCAACCAAGCCGAGGCTATGCCGCTGCAAGCTCAACGGATGGCTGAAAGAGAAATGGACCGCTCCGAGCAGATCGCACAACACATCATCCGAAGACGAGAAGGGCTGGACAACCGCCTCGCACAACAAGACTTTCAACGGGGATTGTTTGGCGCAAGAGAAGATCAAGCCATCGCTTTGCAAGAGGCCAGAGACAAACAAGCCATCGTTTTGCAAGACAAAAAAGCTAAGGACGCTCTCGCCCTGCAAGAAGCAAAAGAAAAAAGCATGAGATCTATTCTTGCCGAGAAAAACGAGGTGAAAGAAAAGCCAGCTTCATACCAGGAACGGCTGGCAAAGATGGGAGCCGAGGAAAGAAAGCGGTTTGATTCGGCTGCAATGGGCCTGAATGCCGTAGATCTAATGAAAACAGCTTTGATCGATGAGGGTGAGAACACTTTTTCTCTCATTGGGGACAACTCGTATACGATGGCCATGCGAAACTTTACGGAAGCCCTCGGCAGAATGCAATCGGGTGGCGCGATCAACGCGCAAGAGGAAGAGCGGTTTCGTCTTATGGCTCCGAAATGGAACGACTCTGCCGATATTCAAAAGAGAAAACTCGCCCAACTAAACGAAGAGCTAAGTTTGCGCGTTCAAAACCTTGGATTTTCTCCTGACGAGGTTCGCAGTGCAAGGGCGGCGGTCGCCGAGAGAAAACCGAAGCCGAGAGGTTTTGAACTTGTACCTTCGGCCTATGCGGATCCGGCTAGCCCGTCTAACTTGAAGTCAGCGGACGAGATGAGCGAAGCCGAACTAGATGCTGAATTGGAAGCATTAGGAGTGAACTAAAGATGTCATCTTTGGACGAGAAAAGACTCAAACTCAAACGAGCAAGACTGGAGCGGGCCAGGGCTGCTCAGGCTAGAGCGAGCACGCCGGTCGATCCTCCCACTTCTGCCGTAGCATCTGGCGTTGCCGGGCTCGGTCAAGGCGCAACGTTTGGTTACTCCGATGAGCTTCTCGGCGGCGCACAAGCGGTCGGTGACTACGCTCTGTCTGGCGGCGAAAAACCTTTCGATGATGCCTACAAGACTAGGCGCGATTCTTGGCGAGACTACAACCGGCAAGCGAGAGAAGACAATCCATGGACATACGGCGCATCGGAACTCGGTGGCGGTATCGCGTCTTCGATGTTGGCGGGTGGTCTACTAGTCAAGGGTGCACAGGGAGCGAAAGCAGGGCTGACTCTTGGCAAGGCGGTAGCGCTTGGAGCTGCCGAGGGTGGTGTTGCCGGAGCTGGATATTCTGAATCCGAAAACGCAGCCGATCTGGCAAGAGATGCCGGTGTCGGTGCTTCGTTTGGCGCTGGCGGCGCTGCCGCGATCGGTGGAATCGCTAAGGTAGCATCGAAAAACGCTCCACGTGCAAAAGGAATCTATGACTACCTAGCGGAAAAGTTTGGCGATGGTGTCGAGCTGGCTGGCACCGGAGCAAGAAAGCTCGGTGGACTTGTTTCTCGTGTGGATGACAAAGATGCAAGACGCTACATGGCAAGACGAGCCTCCGTGAACAGCGTTGACGAAGGATCTCTAGTAGAGACTGCCGCGAACCAAATTAGTGAGCTGAAAGATTCGGTCAAAAACGCAAGGACAGATGTCAAGATTGCGCAAAGCGAGAAACGAATGGCTGACCGTCTTTTCAAGGAGGGATTGCAGAAAGAGAAGGTCCCGGGTGAGCTTGTTGATGACACACTAGAGGGTCTCGATGCTCTGAGAAAAGAAACGTCAAAACGAAGTTCCGAGGCGTTTGATGTTCTTACCATGGCAGACAAAAACATTAAGCTAGCGCCGATCAAGGGCGTTCTGACTAAGTCTCTAAAAGAATTTGAGATCAACGGCGTAGCTCCTCCGAAGGGGACGCCTGGTTATGACAAGCTGACCTATTACCGTGACTACCTCGACGAGCTAACGCAAAAGTCAAAAACGATATCTGCTCCCGACATGAAACGGTTCATCCAGCTGATCGACGGCGAGTTAGAAGACGCGTATGCAAAAAGAAGCATGGCCGGTGGGAAGCCAAACAAAGGCGAGCGAGCGTTCATGGATTTTCGATCAGATCTAAACGACGAGCTGCTAAAGATAGATGAGTACAAAGAAGTGATGGGACCGCTGGCTGGTCTCACAAACTTGTCGAAAAAAGCTAACAAGGTGTTCGGCGGCAGGAATACACGAACCCAGCTTGGACGGTTGTCTCGTCCCGAGTTTCAGAAAGAAAGGGCCTTGCTATCTCAGATGGACGAGGCAACGGGTGGTGACCGGTTATCTCGTTTGCAGTCTTACGAGGACGCTCAGTCAGCGCTGTTAGATCCTTCTGTGCTGAGGGAGCGACAATCCATGCTGCCAGAAACATCGGCGCTGCGTGAAGCTGAGGGCGTGCTAGCCGAGGCAAGTATAGCCGCGCAACCTGTCGCAGGGGTGAGTTCACCACAAGCATTGATCCGTCGTGCTGCCAATGAATCGAACCGCAAAGAACAAGAAGTGGTCCGATATCTAGACGGAAAATACCGAGGCGAGTTGGGCGAACAAATACAAGATCTATCGACGAAACGCGCATTCGACGCCGATCAATCTGGCGGTCGTGGTCACAGGTGGGCTGTCACTGGTGGCGTCATTGGCGGCTTTGCAGGCGGACCTTTTGGCGCGACGACAGGCGCTGCGATCGGTGCTGGCGTAGATCGTTTTGGCGGTAGGGTCTTTAAAGGCGCTCTTGATTTTGCGGCAGAAAGAGGCGTTCCAGCTGCTAACAACGTTACGCGGCTAGTAAGAGAAGCGCCGGAACGACTTGGAGAATATGCCGCTCCACTACTCAATGCAGCTCAACGCGGCGAGACCGCTGTTGGTACAACTCACTTTCTTTTGTGGAAAAATCATCCCGAGTACCGGCGTCTATTTACCGAGAATCAGGGAGAAGATGATAACCAGGGAATGGATGCTGGGCTTGCCGTTCCAAACTAGGCTAGTTGCCAACTCATAAGATTTTCTGATACTCATCTGGTACTATCTAAAAGAAGATCTAATGAGAGGCTCCAATGGAAGACCGGCTAACAAAGGTTCGAGCGCTAGAGAGTGGACATAGAACCGTTCAGTTTCTTAAGCAGGTGTTGCGATCTTCGCAGTGTCCTTCGGATCCTAGCCTGCTTGAGCAATCTCTTAGAGCGCACGAGTGGCTAGACGGTGTGATCGAATCGCACGTATTCCAAATCCAGGAACTTTCTAGGAGCGGCAGTGAGTCAAAAGAAAACGACACCATCGAAGCCCAAAGCGCCGACGTTTCAACTAGCTAGACACCGAGGTCATTGGATCTACCGAAGATTCGAAGGTGCAAAGTTAGTTCACGAAGAGCAGGAAAACCTACAAGAGATCATCATCTCACGTCTGATGGACGACATGTACAATCATGCTGTGGAGCCAAGCAATGGGTGATTATTCTTTGGTCTTATGGCCGGTCGTCCTTCTTATCAGCTCGGTTCACGCGATCAATGCGTTCAAGCCAAAGCGCGACGTGGGAGGCGAGGAGCTGGAAAACAGGTTTAAAGCCGTAGCAACTAAAACGAGCGAGCTTGAGTCTCAGTTGATGACGTTACGCGACCGTGTTGCAATCCTATATGCCGAGAAAGCTCAACAAAGACGAGTGTGAATTGAATGCCAAAGAACATGCTGAATCGCTTTTACGGGCGATCTTACAAGGTCTAGAAGAGCAGGCGCAGCGGACAGGATGTCTTAGCGCTTCTCAGTCTGAGTTGGTTCTACGTATTTACGCAGAGCTGTCGAAACATGCAGTAGATGAAACGACCATAGATGCCGAGTTTGCGGACTCGGATTCTGAGGAACTTCGTCTTGCTGCGAAAACCACAATTAGATCCCTTTAAAGCTGCACAAGAGTTATGGCGTCGCGGCGATCTTAGATGGAAGCTCCACGATGGACAGTCTGATCTTTTTAGCTTTATTGATCGCATCGAAGCGCAATCAAAACCAAGGGGTCTCATGCGAACGGCAAGACGTTTTGGAAAGACGTTCTCGCTTGGCGTGTTCGCAGTGGAAAAATGCCTCCGCCGTCCGAATATTTCTATTCCGTTTGCAGCGCCAACGGCGTCAGCTCTTAAGAAAATTGTTTTGCCGCAGTTCAACGAGATCCTAAGAGATTGCCCGAGACAGCTGCGTCCGAAGTACCGAGTTCAAGACAACGAGTTTGTGTTTGGTCACAACGGCTCGAAGATCATGCTGTTTGGCACGGATAATGGCAACGCCGAGAGAATAAGGGGCATCCGAGCTGACTACTACGTGATCGACGAAGCTGGATTTATTAGCGATCTCAAAACCGTTATATCAGATATCCTAACGCCGACTTTGATGTATGCCAAAAACGGTTTTGGTCTTATCAGCTCGACGCCTCCTCTATCTCCCGATCACTACTTTGTTCAGCTGTTGGCCGAGTGTGAAGCCCAGGACGCTGCGATCAAAAAGACAATCTGGCAGAACCCTCTGTTGAACGTCAAACAGATTCTCCAGTTTGCCGACGAGCTTGGTTGCGAGATCGATTGGGACCGGTTCAATGTTGAGTTTCACGAGACCAAGCTGAGCGATGCAATTTGGGCGCAGTCTTTGATTGCATTTAAGTCGGTGACGTTCCGGAGGGAGCTTGAGGCCGAGTGTCTTGTCGATCCAGACCGGGCCGTCATCCCAGAGTTCACAGAAGAGAAAGCCGCGAGGATCATTCGACCTCACGCAAGACCGAAGATGTTCTATCCCTACACAGTGATCGATACGGGGTTTATCGACTACACGGGCATCGTGTTTGGTTACTACGATTTTGATTCGGGTGTGTGTGTCATCGAAGACGACATGTTGATCAACTTTTCTGAGTCTGGAAACAACATCGAATCTTTGTCCAAGCAGATCCTAGAAAAAGAGCGAGCTTTGTGGGGAGATCGTCCGGTGCGTGGTCGTTACGGCGACGGTGATCTGATTGTTCTCCAAGAGATGGGCCGCTACGGTTGTACGGTCAACAAGGTTCGAAAAGATCATCTCGAAGCTCAGGTCAACCATCTAAGACTGGACGTACAAAGAGAGACTCTCGTCATCTCACCGAGGGCTATCAACGTGTCCTCACATCTTCGTTACGCCATCTGGAATAAGAGGCGCACCGAGTTTGAAAGAACAGTTGGTAACGGCCATTTCGATTGTCTGGCTGCGGCGATCTATTTCGTGCGGCATGTCGACAGACAATCCAACCCCTATCCTACGAACTTCGGGGTCGATGTTTTCAACACGTCGGCCTCCCTGCGAGCACAAAACCGAAATCATCCACTGTCAAAGCTTATAACGAAAAGGTAGTACCAGAATGAAACAAGAGTATTTTGCGGCGAAAGACACAAGCGAAGTCGGCGTGGAGCTAAGCTCCAAGGTCGACATGTACTACCGAGACGTTGAATCTCAAGGGTATTTCGCGCTTCTTAGAAAGCTCTACCATTATTATTTCGGATCGTCTGGCAGCTCGTTTGACAACACCCGTGTTTTTCAGTCGCACGGGATATCTCGGGGTGGTACGCAAGGAGAAACCTGGGATTTTAAGATCAACGAGTTTCGAAACCTGATCCAGCACGTTCTTGTCATGACGACCGCTGAAAGGCCAGCCCTAGAGGCCATGGCGATCAATACCGACTACGAATCCCAGGCACAACAGGAATTGGCAGACGGTCTTCTCGAATACTACCTAACGGAAAAACGACTAGAAAGAACGCTCGTTCAAGCAACCGAGTACGCCATTGCCCTGTGCGGCGGCTACATCGTTTTAGGCTGGGATACGACCAAGGGCCGACAGATCGATGCCGATCCAGAGACCGGGATGATCTATCACGAGGGCGATCTGACCTGTGTTGCCAAACACCAGCTAGACATCCTATGTGATCCGTTCACGAGCGCCGATGATCCGTCATGGCGTATCGTTCGCCGCTACGTCAACCGGTTTGATCTGATCTCGGAGTATCCAGAAAAAGAAGCCGAGTTGATGGGAGTCGACGACCGCTCGCATCAGACCAACCGTTACACGATGGGAAGATCTTATAATTCGTCGACAGACGAGATCCCGGTGTTTGACTTCTACCACGAAAGATCGGGCGCGGTGCCAGACGGTCGGATGACGACGTTTCTGCCATCGAGCGAGGTGTTGTTTGATGGCAACCTTCCGTTCAAAAAGATCCCGATCTACCGCATCCAACCGGCCAGGCTGTTTGATTCTCCCTACGGTTATTCGTCGGCTATCGACGGGCTTGGTATCCAGGAGGGTCTGGATAGGTTGAACTCGACCGTTCTAACCAACCAGGCATCGTTTGGCGTACAAAACATCTGGCTGCCTCGCGGTCATAACGTCTCGATGGAATCTTTATCTGGTGGGTTAAACGTCATCGAGACCGAGCCCGGTATGGAGCCAAAGCCTTTGAACTTGACGTCAACTCCGCCAGAGATTTTTCGTTATCTCGATATTCTTTCTGCCAAGGCCGAGCAGGTGTTTGGTTTGAACTCGATCATCCGTGGTCAGCCGCAAGGCCAACTATCCGGCGCTTCTGGCGCTGCGATGGCTCTACTCGCTTCGCAAGCGATCCAGTTTTCTTACGGGTTGCAGCGTGAGTACGAATTTTTGTGCGAGGACGTCGGAACAGGAATCATCAACATTCTACAAGAGTACGCTTCGAGCGCTCGGGTCGCTCTTATCTCCGGGATTGGAAAGCGTGCCTATCTCAAGGAGTTTTCTGGCCAAGACATCGGACGTATCGACCGGGTGGTGGTCAAGCGAACCTCGGCTGTATCAAAGACCACGGCAGGAAAAGTCGACATCGCCAAGACGTTACTAGACACCGGGCTGATCAAATCGCCTGAGCAGTACCTGTCGGTCATCAGAACGGGATCTCTTGAGCCTTTGATCGAGTCGGAAAGGACAGAACTTCTAAACATCAAATCCGAGAACGAAGATCTTCGCTCGGGCGAGTTAGTCCAGGCGTTGTGGGCTGACAATCATTCGCTACACATCAGAGAGCACAAGTCGATCTTGGATGATCCCGAGGCGAGAAAGAACCCGTCGATCGTCGGGCTAGTCTCGGCTCACATTCAAGAGCACGTCAGGCTGGCCAGAGAAACCGATCCAGATCTACTGAGAATGGTCGGTGTTGAACCTATCGCTCCAGCTCCTGCTCCTGCGCCTGGTCCTGGTCCTGGTCCTGGTGGGTCTGGTCAGGCGGGTGGTGAGTTTGCCGGGACGGCGCCGCCTCTTGGCACCGACGTGCTGAGTTCGCCAAACGAAACCTTGCAAGACGCGATGCCGTCAAACCCCAACATGCCGACAAACCCGCTAACGGGTGAGACGTTTCAACCAGCCGTAGCCAACGCTGCGACAATGCCAGGAGCTTAAAGTATGAGCGAACAGAACCAGCCAATCAGTCAACCTTTAACCGCAGGCGCAGGCGCAACCGCAACACCATCTGCAGCTACAGCCGCACAAACGGAACATTCGGCAGACGCTCTTTCGGCCAAAGGTGTGGCAACAGACCAAGCCGTCGGCGTGGATAAGGAGCCGAAAAAAGATGTCGAGCCTTGGCGCTCGGCCAAACACAAGCTCAAGCTCGGAGAAGACAGCTACGAAGAGTTAGACTACGACGACGTGATATCGAGAGCGCAAAAAGCATCGGTTGCCGATAGGCGGTTTGAGGAGGCAGCCGAGCTGAGAAAATCCGTCGAGGAAGTTCTCCGAGCGGCCAAGAGCGATCCTATCGCAGCATCGGAAAAGCTTGGCCTAAAAGAAGCGTTTACTCAGAACCCGCACATGCTGATGGAACTGGTCGGACCGGAGCTTTTCAAGCAGGTAGCAGAAGAGGTCTTATGGAACGACATTCAGCGCCAGAAGATGAGCCCAGAACAACTCGAATACCAGGACCTGAAAAAGTGGCGAGCCGAACACGATCAAAAGCAAAAAGAAGACAAAAACCGAGAAGAGATGACGGCTAAGGAAAGGGCTGAATCGGAAGCTAAGAACGCTGCTAGGGCTACCTACGAGAAACAATTTATAGAAGCTCTCGAAGGCTCATCGCTACCAAGAAGCCCGGAGACGATAGCACGGATGGCAAAGTTCATGATGTCGGCCAGGGCAAACGGGTACGATCCCAGCCTGGGTGAGGTGGTCGCGGAGATCGAATCAACCTACGAGGCTGAACACAAAGCTTTGTACCAGAATCAGCCGGTTGAGCGGTTGATCAAAATGCTTGGCGATAAAAAGATAAAAGAGATCCAAGAGTACAATCTTTCTTTGGCCAAAGGGAGGCGCACGTTCAGTAAAGGCGATTCTCAACCGATACAAGGAAAGCGCTCGGAGGGCGGGGTATCAGCCAATGATTATTTCTCGGAAGTTCGTGCGCGTCTAGGCATCCAATGATAATATTGAGCTAGCAAATCCAAGAGAAAAACAGATGAGGCGGGGGCTGAAAAACGTCGCTACAGCGGTAGACGGGGTGAGGGTGGTCCTCGCCTTTTATTATTTATAACCTGGAGATTTACTATGCAAAAGCTCGGGATAAAAGAAACAGAAGAAGCCTTTGTTGGCGTGATGGAACTTTCCTTATTTTTGATCCAACAATTAAAAGACGGCGCTCAAACATCTGATTTTTTCGCTATCTGGGAAAAGTGGCGAGACGACGAGCAGTTTCGCGTGCTCATCCAAACCGCCTACGACGGCATTCAACAAGTACCAGCCGAGATGGACGACATATCTCTGGAAGAGACGATCAAGCTTGTTACGTTGGTTGCGGCCTACATTCCGAGGATTGTCGACGAGTTTCGGGCATGAACATCAAACTGATCCTAGCGGTCTTGTCTCTAATGCGAGAAGCGTTTCGGTATCTAAGCTCACGGTCTGAGACCAAGGTAGAACGCACCGAGGCGGTTTGTCAGATCAAGACGGCTTTAAAAACAGCAAGGCAGTCTGGGTCGACCAAGGAGCTTGAAGATGTTCTTAAGAAATATCGTTAGCTCGGCCTGGTTGCTTGGCTGTGTATCCGCTCCGATCGAGAAGCCAACGACACGGTGCGATATCTGGACCGGCGAGATCTGGGCGGCTCATGCCGCTCGGGCCGGTATTCGTAGAGACGGCATCGAGATCTCTTGTCAAGATCCCCGGTTTGATGAATTTCTATGCCTGTCGTATAGCGATTTTTCAGCCATGGCTACAAGGTGTATCCAATGAGCGGCGTCTACATCACAGAAAACTTTCGTACGGACGAGGTCAAGTGTCGGTGCGGCTGCGGTCTCGCTGCTATGAACATGCGGTTTATGAATAAGGTTCAAGAACTCAGGTCGGCCTACGGAAGATCTATGGTGGTTGTTTCTGGTATGCGGTGCCAAGAACACAACGAGAAGATGGGCGGAGCCAAAAGTTCGCTGCATCTGGAAGGTCTGGCGCTCGACATCAAGATAAGCACCAGCACCGATCGTCACCGGTTCTTGCGGCTGGCAATGATCGTGTTTCCAGGGATCGGCATCCACGCCAACTACATCCACATAGACGACCGGGAGTCAGCTGCGGTTGCTTGGGTCTACTAGGATTTTTCTTACCTGATCGCGCCAGGTCTGTAGGCCAAGCATAACCCGTTCCGTGTTCTGAATATGGGCATCTAGAAGATCCAAAAGATCTAAGATCCCAGGCTCAGGTCTGGCCGGTTTGAGGGGAGGCTCCAAATGTTTTTTCCGGCGTTTTCTCACGCCTAAGGATGCACCACTAAATCTGCACCACTTGTTGCACCAGTCCTGATTTCAGTGGGTTGCATTGAGCAGCTAAAGTTAAGTGGCTGGGATGACAGGCAAATTAGAGTGGAGGCGGCGGGAATCGAACCCACGTGAATCGGTCTATTTCCCAATGATCCTAGTATGATTTTTTTCGTGCACCACATCTTGCACCACATATTCGTCTCACTCTTCCAGTGCAATTGAGGCCGATTTCGATGACCTCGAAGCGTAACGTTCCGTAGTTCTGACGTCGGTATGTCCAGCGATCATTCGCATCATTTCCATCGGCATCCCGCGCTCGTTGATGTGGTAGTTAGCTGTTGAATGTTTTGTACCACAATACATCGGGATGTGGCCAACTCCGGTCAGGCGGGTCGCTCGGTTCCATACCTTTCTCATGGCGCTCTCATAGAGGGGTTTTCCGGTCCGGGTTAGAAACACGTGCTGGTCGCCAACGCCTCGGGTCAGTTTGCCGAAAAGAGCTTTGGCCGTGTTTGTTAGATGGAGCTCTAGCTCGCTGAACGGGTCCCCTTTGATCGGGGATGATACAACCGCCCATGTATTGCCCTTGCCTAACGAATCTCCACCAGTTCGACAAGGTGCTGTAGTTCAGGGAATGACTCAAGGGCTTAGCCGCAACTAACTAGAATGAGGGTGACTACCCGGCCATAAGACCGGGCAGCTGATGAAAATCCGCCGTGCTCTGGGCAAGAGATTGGCGAAATCAAAATACAGTTGATAACTTGGCAATGCAGTACTCACTTCGCTTTCTTTCTCTTAATTAAGACCATTAAAGCAGTAAGTCTCTTTGAAGTTCTCTTTTCAGTTCTCTCAATAGCTCTTCGATCTCGTCTTGAAGCTTTTCGTCTTTAGTCAAAACTCGCTCCTTTGTCTTCAAGCTCTATCTGCCAATCGTCTAGCCACTCTTCTTTTTCTCGAAGCTCGCGCTCTTTTAAAAGGAGATATTTCTCCCTTGTTCGAATCTCGGCGAGCATCGACTCAAGTTCAAATCGTGAGTAGTAGTCGGGACATTCCCACGCTCTCGGATGATTCACGATACGGCCTCCCCGTGCCCTGGCGTACCAATCCGGTCTAGTACTTCGCTCAACCGGTAGCGAACCGTCTGCTTGCTTAGGCGGTAGTGTGGCCAGCCTCGGACCGTCGTGTTAGTGGTCACGCATTTCGGGGTTACACCGAGCACGGTAGCCAACTCTTCCGGGCTGAGGAACTTTTCTATCGCTGGGCCAGACGGCTGAACCGGTGTTGTGTATCTGCTACATTTCGGCATCGAATGATTCTCCTGTGCTGACTAGGTCTATTGGATACTGCAAAAACTGAGCGAGTAAATCCGAACGCCTAGAATCTAGTTTCTCTAGCGCTAGACCTTTGGCGGCTCCGTCTAAAACGTTTCTTTTGTATTCTTTTTCAAGTAGTTCAAGCTCGCGTGCCAGCACCATGATTCTCGGCGAGAGCTGAAACGGTGCACGCCGATCTGTCAAAACATATCTCCCGAAGCGGTAGACGTTGCCGGGCCAAACGGGATGTCAACGTTTGGCGCTGACTTGTCTGGATGGACATCTTTGATGCGGATATTCGTGTACTCACCTGACTGCTGATTCGCCGTGTCAACGCGCACGGTCGCTCCGATCAAAGGCGACAACTGCCTGTCGTAGTGTTCCTTGCGTCCTCCCCACCAGTCTTCGGTGGTCGGGTCGGTCGTATCGATTGCCTTACCAGCTGCTTGGAGAAGTTTTGACAGCGCACCACGTGAGATTGCTTCGGCCATGTCGCTGTCGTTCGATACGTTGTACCATTCTCTCCATTCGGTGCCGTGATATTGGTCTCCCAAGATCATGAATTTCAGCACGAACATATCGCCACGCTTGGCTTCGCCTCTTTTCTTCTTTGCCGTCTGATCGGAATAAGCCTCGGTGATCTGTGCACGGTAGTTTCCTGGTGGCACCGTCTGCGCTTTGCCTCCTCCGCCTCCGCCAATCGTACTTTCATCGTAGTCTAACCAACTCATTGAGAATCTCCTTTCGTTTCAATATTCGAGACAACATGAATGCCCGGATGGGTCATGAACTTAAATATGTCGGGGTGCATGGGAACGGTCGCTGGCATCTGAAACCTGTTCTTAGCTAACGCGCCAGGGGTTTCGATCGTATTTACAATCCTCTTGCCCGTGCCTATTCCCATCTTCTTGCTTGAGGTGTCTTTGTCTCGGACGAAAACCTCGTTCTTTGCAAAGAACACGGCATCAACGTTGTTGATAAGACCAGGCATACAAAGCTTGTGAATAACGGGTTCGTAGCGGTCGTATACTTCCGTTTGTGGGTCGTCGACTTTACGGATAGTGGCGTGGCCTACCAAGACAATGTTTTTGCGGTAAGTAAGCTGAAGTTTCTTTAAAGACCGCATGAACCGAGAGAACTCTTCGGCTAAGTAAAGGTAGCCTCTATGAAAGTTAAAGTCATTGATGCTGTTTATTTCTTGTTTGTCTTGTTTTCTCTTGTTCGGGTCATGAACGACCTTAGCTGATAATAACTCTTCTAGCGCTGTGATCGTGTCGATGACGATGGTGTCATAGTCGGATAGCGCGGCTGCGGTGATGGCTTCGATCAAACCCCTTTTTTTTTCGTCTTTCGATTCCCAGGTGGTGATCAATGTTGCCGGGTCGTCATCTTGCACGGGGACCCTGGCGCAGTTGATCTGAGCGAGTCCGTCTTCTAAGTCGATGAAAATAGGGTTTGGCGCTAGGGAGGCTAGTGTTGATTTTCCAATCCCAGCAACGCCGTAAATAAGACATGTAAAATTATGCGCTTGTCGTCCGGTAACGGGTTTCATTTGAGCACGCTCATAGGTGGAAGTGTGTAAATCTTTTGTGGGTAACCAGGCCAAGAACCAGACCGTTCGCAGGCGCTCCATTTTTCAAGAGCCTGCTCGACCTCAAAGCCCGCAAGGTGTAGATCGCCAGAATCAGGAGAGACGACAACAACATCAAACGGCTCGCTCTTTTCTATGAATATCCAAGCCCATTCGTGTTGTTTCTGACAGACGCTGCCAACACCGGCGAGGTAGAGGGCTGCCTGAAAAAGATAGTCATATGTGCGGATGGTTCGCATCAAAGCCTGCTCGCTGATGTCTCCTGTGGTCTTTAGATCCACGACAAAGTTGTCGGTCGTGATGATGTCCGGCCTACAGCGCAGCGAGGTGTCTGTGTCCGGGTCTTGCCAGTAGACGCTTGTTTCAACGCAGCGTTTCTTAGCCATGATCTCTTGGCATTCTGGATGCCTGAGAAAAGCCGATTCCATCTGGTCGATCAGACGAGTCTCGGTTAGATCGATGAGGATCTTGGAGCCTTCCAGCGCAGCTTGCTCCTCCTTGAATCCTTTTGATTGTCTCAGGGTCTTTGTGTAGACGCTGATCTTCTCGTCGTAGAGCTCTGGCTCAAGCAGGCGTGTATGCACGGCAGAACCAAACCCCATAGCAGCGGTCTGCTCTTTTGGCGTTGTCAGCGCGAGCTTAGCCAGCTGTGGTGTGCGGCGTAGCATCGTAAGGAGCGGCTGTCTCGACAGAGCAGGATCGGAGTGGTAGGCGCTGTCTGGCTCAACGACAAAACCGTTCTTTCTATTTGATTCATAGAGTTCAGCTGTCAGCATCGTCATCTCCCTCACTTTCGTCTTCTTGCCCTTCGTTCTCTTCGTCTTCGTCCTGTTCGTAGCAACAAACAGCGATCTGCTCGGTAAGATCAGCGATGCCATTCGTTACCTGAGAGAATCCTTCGCTGATCGTTTCTTTAACCATCTTCAGCATCTGAGTTAGTGCGGCTATCTCGGTTGCCTTATCCATACTCATCTCCTGGAACCCTTGACTAGCAAGGCGTTGCGGTGTAGGGACGATGGTCACTGAACCCATCAAGTAACCACCGTCTCTGTTCCAACAAGCTGCTTTCGCAACTTGGAAAAACCCTAAGAATAAGCCCGTTCCGTCAAGCTCGACTCCGCAGAGTCCTTGATAGCAGCCAGAATTTGGCTAGCGCCCAGATATAGCGCCTAAGAGTCCTGTCAGCCGCCATGCCCATCCATAGCCGTAAGGGGAGGTGTAAATTCTTAATAGGTAAAAGGCAATATTAAATTATTTAAAATACGTAAAACGCTATAAAAACGGATCTTTTTTTAGATCTACTAACGAAACAGAGTACCCGTTCTTCTGTATATCCAGCGCACAACGAAGGAATAAGTGACGGCTGATGGGTCAACTCCAAGAACTGCTAATCACAAATATTAAACGCCACCGAAAAGCTCGATCTTGGTCTCAGGAGAGGCTCGCCGATAAGGCGGGGATAGCTCAGAATACAATTGCGCGAATCGAAAGCCGCAGAATATTTGGTAACGAGGATACACTTGAAAAGATCGCGGTGGCTCTGAAGATTGAGGTCTCAGAACTCTTCTCCGAAACCCCGGACATAACATTAGAGCGAGCGCTCGAAATCGTTTCAAAACATCTTGGCTACAAGATCACTAAGATTGACGACAAGCCTAAGTGAGAAAAACTTAGAATTTATTTTGCAAGCCAGCTATAATCCGACATGAGAACCTCTTTTGTTTTGGTGTTTGTTTTTCTTAGCGGTAGAACAAACTACACGAGCACGAGAGGTTTTCTATTTCAGGCAGAGGTCTTCGGAATGAGTGACTGAGAGAATACAAAAACTTCTGTTGACGGTCTCGCCTTAAGACAAAGACAAACACAAGCACAAGCACAAGCACAAGCGCTTGACTCGTTCTGAAACTTAGTGCACCGTTAAATTCCCCATCCATAGCTGTATTTCTTTTTCTTTTTGAAATGGAGTGCAGCCATGGCAATTTCTCACAACCGATTTGACATACTCCGGGACCTCTCTCAGCGCGGCTTTGCGCTTATTAAATGCCAAGAGAAAACCAAGAAGGCTCTTGATAAGGGCTGGCAGCAATCGTTCAAACGCAACCTGCCTCTTGAAGAGTTTGTTACCAAGAATCTCAATTGGGCGATCCGGTTAGGCGACGAGCTTAAGCCCGGCTGGTTTCTCGTGTCTCTCGATGTCGATGCAAGACTTGGCGGGATGGAATCTTATAACAATTTTTGTCTTGGGTTCGGCTCTTTGGATGGCACGATGCAGGTCAAGACCGGTGATGGTTTTCACTTTTACTTTCTGCACCGTGGCCCCCCGCCTGGCAAGGTTGTTTTGGCTCCGGGTATTGATTTACGCGGAGTTCGTCACTACTCGATGGGTCCGGGCAGCATTCATCCAACTGGTGTTTTGTATGAGTGGGTTTGTGACGAAGAGCCTTCCGAGCTACCAGAATTTATCTACGATTTGATCTCAGAGACAAAAGAAGACGAGTCGAAAGAGTGGGAGACCTCAACGGGCAGATCACTTAAGGCGGTACCGAGTCTTGTGGCCAGGGGTGATCATGACAACTCTTTGATGATGGAAGCCGGGAAGTTTAGGCGTCTTGGCTACGACTACAACGACATCGTCGACTTTCTTCGGATGCGTCATCAAAAGAGTTACAAACAGAACGAAGATCCCAACAAGCCTTATACGGAAAAAGACTTTGAGAGAATAGCAAAGAGCGTTTGTCGGTACGCCAAAGGTGAGATGGCTGCACCACAGGTTGACAGTTCGCGGGTTGCGTTTCCTGTTCCTGTTACGGACGCTACGACCGAAGACAAAGATAATCACATCCAGAAGCTGAATGATATTTTCGCTTCGACCTCGGGCTTAGTGCGTTCTATTGGCGAAACTTTGCTTGAGAATGCTCACGTCCCCTACCCTCACTTTGCTATGGCGACATCGTTTTCTGTCCTAGCTGGAGCGGCTCAGGGTTCATATATGATTCCCGCTCTTGGAGATCCGGCGGCAGCGAGCATGAGCACGTCTCTTTACAATATTCTGATCGCTCCTCCTGGCAGCGGCAAGGACTTCTACAAGGTTGCAGCCAGTCGGTACGGTGATGCTGTTTCTAAGCTTTTGGTGGCTGATGAGGTCGGCTCGGCTCAGGGTTTGAGGGCGCAACTTTACATCCATAATTCTCGTCTTGCCGTGAACGACGAGATGCACCTTATGATTCAAAAGTACACTCGAGCCAACGCTTCCGATTACAACGCGGACTCGTTCAAGATGATGCTTGAGATGTTCAACGGCCAAGATCTCATGAAGGGCTCTCGGATTCGGGCTTGTAAGTTTCCGGACATTTTCTTGCCAAGATTTTCGATCTTAGGTTTTGCGACCAGGGTCGGGTTTGCCCGTTGTCTCACGCCGGCTGTTGTCGAGAGCGGGTTCTTGTCTCGATTTCTTTGCTGGCCAGATGCGCGTCGTGGTGACGACAACATGAAAGGGACCGGTCATTTCAAGATACCTCAAGATCACATCAACAACCTTAAAGACATCTTTAGGCTCGGGCTCAACCCGGATGGTCTTTGTCTTGAGGCAGCCCAAGAGAACCTGGCCAGGTTGAACTCCAGAAACCCCGAGCCCATATTTCATCTGGCTCAGTGTGTGCCCAAACACATGATTCGGTTTTCTCCGGCTGCGGTATTGGAGCTTGGGATTTTGGTTCGAGAGAACGCGGGCCACTATCATCACCTAGCAGCGGCGGGACAGGATCACGGCTTAGCCACTCTGGCTCGGTTGCCCATGGCCGTACAGAGGCTGGCATCGCTGCACGCCATAGGACGGCTCTCAGACGTCGTGGAGCTGGAAGATGTCTGTCTGGCCACTCGGATCGCCAAGACGCTCAGCAGATGGGTTCAGGACGCCCTAGGGGTCAGTTACACCACCAGCGAGTACCAAAAGGATTGCAACAAGATCGTCGCGGCTTTGAAACGATCTGACGAACCCATGAACAAGCGAAAGATATCTGACTACACGGGAGGGTTCAAAGGCGGGTACTTCAATTCGCTTTTGATGGATCTGTTTGAGCTTGGCCATATCAGGGCCTTCAACATGGAAGGGCTCGAGATCGTTCTGTCACCCGGCGAGAGAGTGCCGAGAGGAACAAGATTTAGTCCAGAAGGTTGAATGGAATGTGGGATAGGTGGG